ATTACATTAGACCAAATTTTAATTTAAAGTCTAGTGAACATTTTAGTAGTTTTTTTGATGGAACAACTATAATAGTTGGTGGTGAACACAACGATCAACTGTTGGGTAGTGATACTGCAGAGAAAATCCACTCTAAGTATGGATTTGATCGTATGCACGAACCTTATAAAAATAAGTTAATGTATGAGTGGTTTATAGCCAATGATATCCCAAAGAATTGTGCTGATTGGTGGTTTGACATGTTGGTGTGGAGTGCTGAGCAAGCACCTTGTGAAATTAAATCTTTTTATGAATTGGCATGGTGGCTGAACTTTAATTTTAAATGGCAAAGTATATTCTTTAGAACTCTATTGAGAGTTGGTAAAAATTATAGACCAAATATCAATCAAGAATTTGTTGATCAAAATTATTTTCAATTTTATTCTAGTGAATATTTTCAAAAGTGGAGTATGTTAAATCCCAACTTAAAAATAAAAAATAGTTGGGACACTTACAAGTTTCATCCTAAAGAATTGATTTTTGATTTCACTAAGGATTATACTTACAAAACTAACAAGGTGAAACAAGGCAGTCTGGCTAATATCTTTATTTCTAAAGATACACCAGTTGGTTTATCCACCGATTACCAGTACCTTTATAAATTAGATAAATCAGAGTTGTATAATCCTGAGAATAGTTTTAAAGGAACACCTTCATGGAAATTATAAGTTCCTAAATAATATACTGGCTTGGTGGAGCCAGCACAAGAATCCACCATACACACAACTCATAACACACAAAGGAGATTTACTATGAGTAATATGACCCCGTTCGAGATTCGCCTTGAACTATTAAAAATGGCGAAAGACATGCTTAACGATGAATACTACGGTAAGCGTGAAGTGATTAGCAATAGTTGGCACGCAAAGTTAGATATTGCTAAAATCAATGGTGGAGAGTTACCTGAACATCCAGGATTCCCAGCTTATCCATCAGAGACTGAAATCATTGCAAAGGCTCAGACCCTAAATGGTTTTGTTTCAAACATCCCACTAGATACAAAGACTAGCAAAAAGTCCACCTGATAGGGATCGGAGTAACACATTCATTTGTGTTACTCTTTAACTGATTTAAGGAGATCGTATGCAAAAGCGATTATACGTTTTAGTAGCATTGTTTCTTATAAGTAGCGTTATTTTTATGAGTTCTACATTTTCATCTGATAAACTTATTGAGGTAGAGTATACTCAATTGACTAAAGATGCTAAGAAACAAGTTGATTGTTTAGCTGACAACATTTATTTCGAAGCTGGTCATGAACCAGAAAATGGACGTGTTGCAGTTGCATTTGTAACAATGAATAGAGTGCAAGATCCAAGATATCCAAAAGATATTTGCTCTGTAGTGAAACAAAAGGTAAACTATACATGTCAGTTCTCTTGGTTCTGCGACGAAGGTAAGAGAGTATCTAATTCACATGCATATAGAGAAGCAAGAAAAGTTGCACTCTTTGTTTATGCGAATTATGATAAAATTAAGGATGTCACACATGGTGCATTATTTTACCATGCCGATTATGTGAATCCAAAATGGCGTGGACTCGAAAAGACTACCGTAATTGGTAGACATATTTTTTATAAAGAAAGTAACAAACTTTAATGATGCAAAAACTAAATCTACAACTGAAAGAAGATTCTTCACAACACTCATTCTTTTTATTAATGGAAGAAATCACATTGGCTACTGCCAAGACTGCGGTTGAGTGGATTTTTGAAGCAAACTTTGCCGAAGAGCGACCAGAGTTGCTCAATCTTGTCATCACATCTCCAGGTGGTGATTTAAATGCAGCGTTTGCATTGATTGATGTTATGAGAGGTTCTGCTATTCCGATTCGTACAATCGGTCTTGGTCAGATTGCTTCTGCTGGACTTATGATTTTTATCGCTGGAGATAAAGACCAACGTATTCTTACACCAAACACTTCTATCTTATCCCATCAATATTCATGGGGTGCGTTTGGTAAGGAACACGAACTATTTGCAACGGTGAAAGAGTTTGACTTAACCACTAAAAAGATGATTGCACATTATAAAAAGTGCACTGGTCTTTCTGATGCAAAAATCCGAGAGGTTCTTTTGCCACCACAAGACATTTGGTTGAGTCCACCTGAAGCCAAAAAATTAGGACTATGCGATCATGTTAAAGAATTATCTTAAGCATTCTGGTCTGTGGGTAGGATTAGTTTTAAATCCTTACCACTGGAATTTTAAATTGGAGTTTAATCCTCCGCATGAAATTGATACATACATTTTTCACTTTGAATTATATCTTGGTTTGGTATGGTTAAGAGTGGTGATTGATGATGGATCTTGGTAAACTAAAGGAGTTTGTTATGAATGATAATGTTTTTACAGTTAGTGTTTTAATTGCAATCGTTTCACTGTTTGGTTCTATTACTTTTTACAAGTACAATGAATTGAAATCAGTAGAGCGAAATGTTGAATCAGCCATCGTTAAGGGTATTGACCCTGTTGCAGTTCGATGTGCCTATGCCAATGAGAGAGACGTTGTTTGTGTGGCTTACGCTGCATCTCATAATCCACAACCTTCCAATAAAAAGTAATCCCCTACATTGTGTAGGGTTATTTTCGACCCTAGATCCTCTCTACTAGAAGGGTTCTAGGGTGTTGTCTTTAATTCATAATTACTGTATAATATCTCTTATATCGTTGATTATGGAGATGTGAAAAATGGCTTTACTTACTGTTGGAAACCCAAAGTTGTTGAAGGGTCAAAAGAAGGGTTACTTATCCTCTGTCCTTCATCTTGCACCTGCTGACTTGTCTGGCAAAAATACCTGCCCAAAAGCCACAGCTGGATGCAAAGCTGCATGTTTGAATACTGCTGGTCGTGGTGGCATCTTCAAGAAAGGTGAGTCCACTAACGTGATTCAACAAGCACGTATCCGCAAGACCAAAATGTTCTTTGAGAATCGTAACACATTCATGCTTGACTTAGTGAAAGAGATTCAAGCCACGATTAAGAAAGCAGAGAAACAAGGATTGATTCCAGTCTTTCGTCTCAATGGCACTTCTGATCTCTCATGGGAGAAATATGAAGTAATATCTGGAAAAAATATTTTCCAAATGTTCCCAGAAGTCCAGTTCTATGACTACACCAAAGTTCTTGGTCGTAAAGTATCCCACATCCCAAACTATCACCTAACTTTCTCCAAAGCCGATGGCAATGACGTGGATGTTCGTCTTGCTGCAAGCAATGGCATGAATATTGCAGCTGTGTTCAAAGAGTTGCCAGAGAAATACATCGGTCGTCCAGTTATTAATGGTGACGATACAGATCTGCGATTCTTAGATCCAAAAGGAGTTATCGTTGGTTTAAAAGCCAAAGGTAAAGCGAAGAAAGACACAACTGGTTTCGTGGTGGGAGCATAATCATGGGTTGGACTGATAAACAAAAACAAAAAGAGTATCATGCTATTTGGCGAGCAAACAATCGTGATAAAGTGAATGGATATACTCGAGACAAATATAAGCGAACTCAAACTGATCCTAAGTTGTTTGTTTCTTGGATGCTAAGAATGATTAGACAACGAGCAAAAAAACATGGACATGAATTTGATATAACTAACGAATATCTAACTAAAATGTTTATTAAATCAAATGGTAAATGTGCTTTGTCTGGATTACCACTTACAGTTGAACGAAACAACCCTTTAATTGCATCAGTTGATAGAATTAATAGCAATAAAGGTTACATTAAGGGTAATTTGCAACTTGTTGCATCCTGTGTAAACCTTGCAAAGAATAAACTGTCTCAGAAAGACTTTATCAAACTTTGCAAATCAGTTGTTGACAATAATTCATAATTAAGGTATAATAGATCTTATGCAAATGCTACATACATCACTCGGAAAATCTAAGAAACGCAAGCCAACTACTAAGCAACGAGAGTTGCAAGCAAGCTGGGAAGCAATGATAAAGAAGTATGCCACAAAGACTGTTGTGAAACCCAAAACACAACAACTCAGTGACGTGTACTCACTTGGGAGACCTGCTTGTCGTGAGACACCTAAGATTCCAAGTCTTCCATTTACTGGTGGTGTCTGTGCTTTGAAACCCAATCCTGTTTACACTGGCGATAAGATTAAGGGTATTGGCACTATGCATAAGTCTAACGCAGTTCCTGTGTTTAGTGATGAAGAAGCCAGAGATATCGCCACTATGAGGAGAGGTTGATGAGTGAATTTTGTGTTAAGTGTTCTGAGTTAGAATCTGAACTGGAGTTGCTTCGAAAGAAACATTACGAAGAAGTGCAGTGTATGAAAGCAAAGATTGAAAAGTTGCGGAATGAGAATGATGCACTCATCATGGATGTTGCATTCTATGGTGGCAATTTAATTAACTTGTCTTGCAATAACAAATAAGGTATAATACATATTATGACGTTGATTGAAAAATATAACTCTTTGCAAATTGAGAAGATGAAACTGGATAAATTCTTTTCCATGTTTCTTGAAAAGTTTGAACGTAAGATGGATGCTGATAAAACAGATACACCTATCTGGAAACTTTACAAGACTAAACTAAAAGAGTATGATAAAGTGAGTCAAGAACTTAAACACACTCAATACTGGATTAAGAAAGAGCAGAATGACAGTTATATTTAAGAATGCCAACGATTTCTCTTTGCATATAGAGCAGATAGTTGCTAATTCTAACATTAGTTATATGGATGCTGTTCTAGAGTATTGTAAAGAGAACTATCTTGAACCAGAAGATGTTGCCAAGTTGATTAACAAATCGTTAAAAGATAAAATTGAGATGGACTTTCGTGAACTTAACTACTTACCTAAACAAGCACAACTAGATGTCTGAGAATAAACTTATAGTCATCGCTGTCATTGTATTCATCTGTGCGCAAGTTACTTTTATGTATTGGGCTAAGGATTCATTCAAAGGTATGACAGTTAGATATGATTGTAGTATTTCTGAAATTTCACCAGACTTTCCACCACAAGTAAAAGAAGAATGTAGAAAACTCCGAGCAAAGTATGGACGGATTTAAAGCATATCGTTATTACCTAGCAATTAAACTTCACTTTACCACTGACAAATTCAATGTTTTTGAAAACAGAGGAAATGTTAAGGGTACTCGTGAAGCATTTAATGCTAGAAATGACAGATACATATTCGAAAAGTTAGCCAGAAAGCACGAAGACGACAAAGAGATTATTCAGTTCTTTGTTTCCAACTTTGCTTATGGTAATGATACTGCAATCTATGCTGGAGCAGAAGCAGATGATAACTTCATGCAATGGAACAAAAGAAAACAAAGCATTACAAAAGTATTTGTAGATGATTTAGCAACATTACTAACTTATATCGAAGTAAACAAATTGAAACACTCTGCACTCTTTAATTTTACAGACAGTGAGTATCCTGTGGCACTATCATTGTTTGTTGGTGGAAAGATCTCCATCGAAACATTACGAATCATAGATGACATGCATCCTATTGTTGAAAAGTGGAATCAAAACTTATCAGTTAAATACATATGGGATAGTGAATTAAGACGCATTACAAAGTTGACTGGATTCGTAAAATACGATAAGATTAAGGTTCAAAAGATTTTTAACCATTTCATGGAAGAAATTGCAGGGTAACATGGGCAGGACATATCATAAGCAACCTAAAAGGTTTGAAGATGAGCAGACCAGTGGGCGATCTGGAAAGCACGCTAAACATTCGAATGGTCGAAAAAGTGGCGGAATGAAAACGCTAAATAGTTATGTAGATGAAGATTATGATTCATTCGATGACGAAGTCGAACTGACTGATGAAATTCAGATACAACATACTAAAAATACACCGTAATATTAATACAAAGGAAATACGATGGACATTCAAGCACTCCGTAAAATGCGCAATTCTGACTTCAGCAAAATCGCTGGAGAATTCGACAAGATTGCGAATCCCGAAACAGCCAATACCAAATCTTTTGCTGACGATCGCTTTTGGCGACTCGAAGGTGACAAGGCAGGTAATGGAACTGCAACACTCCGATTCCTACCACGTGTAGAAGGTGATGAACTCCCATGGGTTCGAATCTTCAGTCATGGCTTCCAAGGTCCAACTGGAAAGTGGTATATCGAAAACTCCCTAACCACTCTTGGTGAAAACGATCCTGTTGGTGAGTTGAACACTCAACTTTGGAACTCTGGTTCTGAAGCCAACAAAGAAATCGCTCGCAAACAAAAGCGTAAACTTTCTTTCATCGCCAACGTACTCATTGTTTCAGATCCGAAGCATCCTGAGAACGAAGGTAAAGTAGTTTTGTTTAAGTTTGGTAAGAAGATCTTTGATAAGATTATGGACAAAGCACGTCCAACTTTCGAAGATGAAAAGCCAGTCAACGTATTTGACTTGTGGGAAGGTGCAAACTTTAAACTGCGTATGCGTAAGAAAGATGGTTACGCAAACTATGATGAGTCTGTATTCAGCGAACCAGCTGCAGTTTCTGATGATGAAGACAAGTTGTTGGCAATCGTAAATGCTCAACACAAGTTGTCTGAGTTTACAGATCGTAAGAACTTCAAGTCTTATGATGAACTGAAGAAGAAGTTGAATGATGTTCTTTCTGGGGATGCCTTTGCTAGCAAATCTGCTGCAGAAATCTCTGAAGAAGATCGTCCAGTGGCACAAGCACCTAAGATCGCATCAAAATCTGCTCCAGCACCAAAGTCTGTAGCAGAAGATGACGATGAAGATGTTATGTCATACTTCCAGAAGATTGCTGACGAAGGTTAAACACTAACTCTGCAACTCGCTTGAGTTATTAGTTTAAAGGGATCGTAAAGATCCCTTTTTTTATGCTCGAGAGAATCTGCTTCCAATAAACCTAGACATGGAAGACTCTTGATTCCGAATCGGAGACTTAATTACTTGAGAAGTGTTATTGTTTGTAGTGACTGGAGCATTGACAACAGCAGTATTACCACCACCGCCACCAGAACTTGCTGCAGCTGCATCGGCATTTTGTTTAGATGCTTTTGTTACCACAGCACCATCTACTTGCATAGAACCACCTGCTGCAACGAAGGCAGTTGCTTTAAGCCATGGAAAATCATTAATAGCTTCCATTGTCTTTTTATCAATCTTACCAAAAGCACCCATGGCACTGCCAAGTTTTTCCATGCCATCTGCAGCTTTTTGGATACCCTCGCCACGATCTCCGATCTTGATTAACTGTTCTACTGGAGAATCAGAACCGATCGTTAATAGATTACCAACTAAAGAACCAAGTCCAGCCAGTGCTTGTGCACCACCAAATGCTACCATGGCACCAGACAAAGCCAGAAGTCCACCTGCTACTTCTAATAAAGCACCACCATCTATCTGAGCAAGTCTTTCGATACTTCCTGTTACAGCATCAATAATTTTGATAATAGAATCAGAAATAGCACCGATAACACCCATGATAACATCACCAACTGATTTGATGATTTCTGGGATCTTTTCAATAGCTGCAACAAATACAGTGCCAACCACTTCAGCAATTTTCATAAGAACTGGAGCGAATGCTTCAATGGCAGGTGCAGCTAATCTTAATGCTGCACCTAATCCAATAGCTGCGAGAGTTAATACACCAATAACTGGAATAGCTGGAGTTAGAGCGACTAGACCAGCAGATAATTGAAACAATCCTCTGCCAATGCCAGAAAGAATAGCACCTAGTCCTTTACCAAGACCAGTGCCAAGAGATTTTAATCCTTTACCCAATCCACCTAATAGCCCACCACCATCTTCTGCTGCAGGCTTAGCAGCACCAGCAGAATCTCCACCACGAGTGTTTTCTTCAATCTTCTGCAATAGGGAAGTTTGGGCATCCATTAACTTAGCATTTTCTTGTGCAGCTTCTTGTTGCTCCCCTGCAGATGCAAATGCCTCTGTTGGAGTTTTAGCTACTTCTCGTGCAGCAGGAGAAACCATTGATGCTTTATCACCAGATTTTAATTGAGCACCTTTATCGAACTGTGCATACTCATCAGCCAGTGCAGACTTTTTATCAAAAAGAGCTTGGTTACCTTTAGATGATTTGGCTAACTCCTCATCAGTAAATTTACCACCAGTGGCATCTCTTAGCTTCTGAATTTTTTCTTCATTCTTTGAAGATTCTTTTTTAGCAGATTAAGCACCTTCAAACTTTTTATTAAGATCACCTGTAGCACCAAGTGCTGTTTGTTCTTTAATAAACTTTTGTTTTTCTAATCGTTTATTATTAATACCAAGAACATTAGTAGACTCAAGAAAGTTCTTTTTAATGTTTTCACCAGAGAACTTACCTGCAAAACCCTTTACGCCATCACGCACACGTTCTAATGGAGACTTAAACGTCTTCATACTATCCATTAGTTTTTGAATATCCTCGTGTGCTTTTTTTCTGTCCTCTTCAGAATCTTCAAGAATTGTTAGCTGTTTCTTTTGAACAGTTAATGATTCTTGTTCTAGTTTTAATCTTTCATCGTCTTTAATGTTTGCTGTCTTTTCCATCAAACTTTGTATAGTTGATAGATGACCCACAGATAGTCTCTGTGCCTCAAGTAAGGATTTCATATCACTTGATGTAACATGAACTTGATAGTCTTTATTTTTTGCCATTTTATTTTCTCTTAGATTCTATTCTTTTCTTTTCTTCTTCCAGATACTCAATTAACATAAAGACATACACTTCTCTTTCAAACGGAATCATTTCCTCAAGTTCCGCAAGCGAGTATTTGTGGTACTGCATCAGAGCGAAATTCATTTTATAGTAATTCGCTAAACTTTCATGACAAAGGTTTATTAAAAAAAACTTTGCATGCCCTCCAGCATCTTCTTGTGTTGCTTTTGGCACACAGGGCAAGTATATTCAATTTCTTTCTTAATTCTTGGCATTGTCGCAAAGAATTTCTGGATCTTTAAAAATTGGTCAGATGTTAAGTTGTTTAAAAACTGTAACAGTTCTTCGTGTTTTTGTTCTTTTGCATAAAAGATTTCTTCACCTTGATAGATGTAGTCAACAGATAAAGCAACTACATCAAAAATCTTGTCTAGGTTATCTTCATCCAAAGACTCTAATTTTTTCATAATGTCAACTGTTGGATATTTCATCACAACACCAACATCATTGAATAAATCAATTTTCGCTACGTGACTAGGATCCTTTTCCACCTGCAACGTAGTTAAGTCAATAGAAACTTTAACTCTAGCCTTTTCGTTATCTTCACCATGATCGTTATCACATGGAAAGATTAATTCAATAATTTCACCAACAGACTTAGCACGGATTTGAGTAAACATGTACTCTAAATCAAATGTTGCTAGTTTATTAGCATCAATGTTATCCATAACGCAGGTTTTAATGACACTCTTAAGAGTATCAACCATAACCATTAAGTCTTCACTTTGTTGTGCGATTAAGAGTGCCTTTTCCTCTTTAACGAGAAATGGTCTAAACTTAACACTCACTCCACTCGAAGGTATGACCATATTATAGGTCGGTGTATTCATCATCGGCAATGCCATAATTATTCTCCTGTATTCATTTTCTTGATTAACTTATTCAATTCAGCAGTGCTACCAACAAAGATAGCATTGTTATTCGTAACCTGTTTAGCCTTTTCAGCTTTAGATGGTTCATCTAATTTTTGTTTCTGTTGATGAAGATCCATCAACTGTTGGTTCACTTCAGCGAGTTGTTTCATAAGATTACCCACTACTTCAAAGGCACGTGGGTGCTCAGATTGCATCGCTACATCGAGAGACTTCTGAAGTGCTTCCTGCCCCTGCTGTAATAAAATACGAAGATTGTTACGAGTTGTATCGTAATCTGATTCAATCTTTTGACTCGCTGTAGAAATAATCTCACCATCTTGTGTAATCACTTCTGTCTTTGGTAGTGTTTGAACATCAAACACTTCAGACAAACTATCATCTATTCTCATTCTTCATCCTTGCTATTTATTGACGAATTTGCAACTCCAGCTAGCTTCTCTTTACCACGACTCCATACAGCGATACCTAAAACAGCACCCATTGCCATATGGAATAATCCAGCACCCTCAAGCGTTAGAGGTTTCCATTGAGTGATTGGTTGCCCAGCACTATTTTGCAGCAGGTTCCATAGAACTGGAAAAATAATAAAGTCAGTTATACAAACGACCATGTACATCCACCCCATGGATGGACGCCATTTATTATTTAACCAACTTTCTTGTGCCATTAGAATTTTAACAATCTTGGAAGTTTAGTAACAACTGCAGAGCCCAAAGCACCTGTCACAAAATTACCAGCATTTTCACCGATAACTCCATTTAACTGTTGCTGGAATCCAGTAAAGTTTTGAGTCAATCTATCGATAAAGTTTGTTGGGATTCTTTGGTCATTTCCTAAAGAGCTAATTGGTGTAGCAGTCCAATATTTGTACTGCATAGTTACTGTCATTTTCATGAAATCTTTATTAGCATAATCCATCTGAATCGAACCAATGTTCTTTGGATAACATTCTTCCAGAACCATTTGATATCGTGTTTTGTTTTGAAGATCTTGAACTTCAATAGTCATTTTTGAAATATAATCATTATAGTAACTAAATGTTCTTGTGGTCGGATTTTGAATAATACCAATCCAGTCATCAAACAATGCTTTAACTTTCATATCGTTATCTACATAGAACGACATGTTTAAATTATCAAACAACTTTTCATATGGTGTTTCTCTAAACTCACCGAATGTTCTATTTTGAACTGTAGAGTAATTGACACCTGGAAGTTGAATTTGATCGCAGAACAATAAAACTTTCCTCAATGAACCTGGATTCACTCGAGCAGGTGGAGTAAAAATAACAGCATATCTGTTATTTCTAGCTAGAGAACCTTTTTTAATTTCTGATATAAAATCTTTAAGCATTTTATTTTCTCATTATCTTTCTGGACTCTGCCCAGATTTCTTGTTTGCTGGCTCCCACGAATCTTTCAACTGGAAGTAACATAGCGGTTGCCCAATCATTAGAGTTTATCTGTCTAAACTGAGATCTAACATGACCAGTAAGATATTGCTTCACGCAGGGTTTTGCTGCAGCGTATTTTGAGACTCCATCGATGAGTGCCCATGAATACTTAATTTTAGTAGTTTCATCTATCTTAGAGTTATTTTTAAACACTAATAAATTATCAAGAAGCGTAATACGTAATTGATATGGCAAGTAGTGTAAATTTAACCCAATAAATCCATCTGGTGTTTTACGAAATGGAAGAACTAGTGGAAACCTGTCATAATATGGGAGTTCTGCTTTACCCTTTGGATCATATGCGAACATATACAAAAATCCAGGCATAACTCTAGTTGTTAATTGATCTGGATTTCCCTGAAGAACTCTTTGAGGGGTGATTTGTTGCCTACTCATTATAAGTACTTGCTGTTCAAACCATGCACGAGACTTCTTAACTGCTGTTAAGAGATCGTACTGATTTCGCTCGAAAACGTCTTTTAGTTTTGCCATATTAGTTATTTAGGTGCCAAACCCAACTCGTGCTCAGTTATAATCTTAAACTCCCACCCTCGATCTTTGGCATACTCTACTGCAGCTGCCCATTTAGCTTTATTTTTCATAAAGGTTAAGGATTCTGTTAAATACCTTTGAGTCTGTTTTCCAGGATACACTGGAGCCACTGTCTGCTTTTGAGGTTTTACTTCCACCAGATAGGTTTTTAAAGAGGAGTCTTTAGATCTAACTTGGATCTTAAAGTCCACGAAATATCGATGAATGTTATTATCCGTAGGGCAACGATAGGGTATAATCGTTTCCTCTGAATTCCACTTTATAATACTAGGGTTTTTATCACACCAAGATGCGAACATAGTTTCCCAACTAGACCTCATAATAATGTTAGTTGGATCTCCTGTGTATTTTTCTGGAAATATTGGAGTAAACTTTCTTTTATGGAACATAAATAAGTAATAGGAAAATAAATAACACCACTCTTATTTAGGGTAAAGGACTAGAATGGCTATTAATCCAGAAACTGGAGAAGAATACACTCCACTAAAAGAAAATCTTTATAATAAACGTGGTGGTGCGAGTTCGATGAGTGACAAGTACTCGGTGAAGATGCACTCATATCCAGAAGATTTAATCTCAAACACTGGACAGTATGGTGGAAACTATGCTATTTTCTACATCAACGTGCAAACTGATTCCAAATTAGGAAAATCTAAAGATGAAAACGAATTCGTCAATGAAACTACTCCAAGAGATCGTGGAGATTTAATTGCACAAAATTTATCTGGGGATAAGTTACTAGCTACAAATCTTGGACTTATTGGTGGTGGTGCTATTTTAGGTAAAGCATTAGGAGTTGGTGCTGTTTCTGGACCAGCTGCAGGTTTGGCAGCAGTTGGTGCTGGTGCAACTGCCACAGTTGCTGCAACTGCGAGTCGTGCTCAAAGAAGATTAAAAACTGCGATTGCTTTACACGTACCAAATCAACTACAGATTCGCTACGGTATGCAGTACGGTGAACAAGATACTGGCACTTTTGCCATGGGTGCAGCTGCACTAGATCAAGGAATAGAAGTCGCTAAAGCATTGATGGAAGGTGGTAGTGCTAACAGCAAAGACGTCGGTAATCTTGCTGGTGCTATCGGTACAAATTTAGCATTATCTAAAGGTCCATTTGCTGCAGCAAATTCTGCAGCTACAGGTCTAGCAGCAAACCCTAAAAAAGAACAAGTATTCAGTGGTGTAGATTTTAGAACATTTCAAGTGGAGTATCAGTTCTTTCCTAGAAGTGCAGCTGAAGCTGGAAATGTTCAAAGAATTATCAAAGAGTTTAAGTATCATATGCATCCAGAATTTAAAGATGCTAATAACTTTGTTTACATCTATCCATCTGAGTTTGATATTTTCTATTATCAAAATGGTAGAGAAAACTTAAACATACATCGCCACACATCTTGTGTGTTGACAGAAATGAGTATCAACTATACACCCAACGGAGCATTCACTACATTTGATAACGGTATGCCAACGCAAATTAACGTACAAATGTCATTCCGTGAACTTGCTCTTCTCACTAAAGATAAAATTTTGGATGGTCTATAATGTATTTTAAAGATTTCCCAAAGTTTCTGTATGACTTTAACTACGATGCAAATACAAATAAAACATCTGTAGTCACAGACATAACAAGAAACGTAAGGTTTCGTAAAGAACTGTTGTCATCTATAACCTATTTTGATGAGTATGATATTGTTGATGGAGAAACTCCTGAGATTATAGCAGAGAAGATTTACGGTAATGCAGAATATCACTGGATCATTATGCTTGCCAATGATAGGTATGATTACTTAAGTGACTTCCCTCTACCAGAAGCTCAATTGGTCCGACATATTGAAAAACTTTATGGTACCAACGCTAATGGTATAAAACATTATGTTGATGCACGTGGGTTTACTGTAAACTCTGATTTTCCTGGAGCACTTCCTGAAACTTTTGCTACTCATGAGAGAAACATTAATGAAAGCAAACGAAAAATCAAGATTATATCTCCGCAGCTAGTTAATACAATTCTTAAAAACTTTAAAGATTCTCTATAATGCAATCAGGCGAGCAGTTAAAATTTGCTGGTGAAGTACTTCTTGACAAAGTCAGGATAATTACTCCATCAGGTTTTTATCAGGATATTGCTGGACAGGTAATTACTGTTCAGTTATATGAAGATTTATTTTCACCATTTATTACTGGTAGTTTAATTGTAAAAGAATCTTTAGACCTTATCAATCTATTCCCATTTATTGGTGAAGAATATCTAGAGTTAGAAATTAGAACTCCAACACTAGAGAAAAATAATATTAAAAATACATTCTACATCTACAAGATGGGAAACAGAGAGTTGCTTGGTGATCGTTCAGTTGTTTATCAACTACATTTTATTTCAATTGAAGCTGTTGCCGATTTAAATAAAAAGATAAGCAAGTCATTCACAGGAAAAGTATCTGACATGGTTCAGAAATTTGTTACTGACAAATATGATGGTATGGAAAGTACCAAATCAGTTAATGTTGAACCTACTACAAACTCAACAAAATATACTTCTAATTATTGGAGTCCAGTCCAAAACATTATGTATTTAACTGATACTGCAATTAATGTTAATGGCACTCCAGACTTTGTTTTTTTCGAGAACAGAGATGGCTTTTACTTTATAAGTTTGGAATCATTATATTCAAATAACGTATTTCAAGAGTTCACTTACGACAAGTATACTCGTGATGATCTTCCAGGTGGTGGAAGCGCAAGAAACGTGCAAGAAGATTATAAACGTATTTTATCAATTAGTATTCCAACTGGCTTTGATTATATGGATCGTATTCGATCTGGTATGTTGTCATCAAAGTTAATTACATATGATGTAACAAAGAAAACATATACAACTAAAAATTATGATATGTTTAAACGATTTGAAAAACAGAAACACTTAAATAAATTTCCCATCAATTCTAACAAATCTATTTTTAGAAACAACGCTTTAATCATGAATGAATATAAAGCATTTGCGAATCATTCAGGTTTTGGTGACGTCACTAATACAAGAATAATTCAGGAAAGAACTTCATTGATGAAGTTGGCTGAAGCCAATAAACTAGAAATTACAGTTCCAGGAAGAGCAGATTATACTGTTGGTCAAAAGATTGCAGTTGTGTTAAATAAGATAGAACCAATTTCTGACAAATCTGAAGATACCACTGATAAAATGTTTTCTGGTTATTATATTATTGCAGCGATTAATCACTATGTAGATAGAGAAAAGCACGAGTGTGTTATGGAAGTGATTAAAGATTCTTCACAAATGGATATGAGTAAAGGTAAATAATGAATTTTTACTATGGTGTGGTCGAGAATAGACAAGATCCATTAAGACTTGGTCGTTGCCAAGTTCGAGTGGTTGGTTTACACACTCATGATAAGTCACAGTTACCGACTGCAGATTTACCATGGGCTACTCCAGTTCAACCAGTAACTTCTGCTGCGATGAACGGTATTGGATATTCTCCAATCGGTCCAGTTGAAGGCACTTCTGTTATTATTATGTTTGCTGATGGTGAACAACAACAACCAATTATTCTTGGTACAGTTGGTGGTATACCATCAACACCGATTCCACCTGATTCTGATGATAGTGGTCCAATTGGTGCATCTCCGAAGATCGATAATTTAAAATTAAGAACTATTGCTGGACCAGTAAATGGCAGACAATTAACCTTCTATGATCCAGAGACAGGTTCAACCAGTTTAACATCAGCATTATCAGCAAACATGAAAGTGTTTGGCTTTGGTATTCCAGAAGGTGCGTTTATTGTTTCTATTGATAATGGAACACAAATCACTATTAGCACTGCAGTTACAGAATACGCAGAAAATATTATATCGTTTGACGAAGCACCAACCAATCTTGCTGCAGTAAATGCAAGTAAAATACAAAATATATTGACAAGTTCAGATGGAACTCCAGTGACTTCTGGAGATGGTACAGTTGTTACGACAGGCAGTGATGAACCAGATAAAGTAAAACCAACAGCAACTAATACTGCAATACCAACAATTCCTCCTTCAAAATCATCTCCTAATTCAGCAAAATCTGAAGCAGGTATTAAGGCATTGATTGCAGCTTGTGATAAAGTTGGATTAACCACACGTGAGCAAAAGTGTGCATTGCTAGGTATTGCTGGTGGTGAATCTCGTTGGATTCCTCAGTTAGAATCTTTTAATTATTCTGCTAATCGTATGAAGCAGATCTATTCATTTGCCACTCCAGAAGATATTGCAACATATTCTGATGCGACTAAAAAGGGAGTGACCCGTGAACAGTTTTTCTCTTGGGCATATGGTCCAACAAAACGTGGTAAAGGATTTCTTGGGAATACTACTGATGCAGACGGAGGAAAATACTTTGGACGTGGTTTCATTCAGCTAACTGGTAAAGCAAACTACCAGCGTTATCAAAAGTTGGCCAATGAGATGGGGTTAAGTTTAGATATTGTTAACAACCCAAATTCGTTAGATGACGACATTAACGTATCTGCTTTGGTTGCTGCGCTGTATATTAAAGATCGTGTTAAAGGTGTTGCTCCATCTGCACATCCAGGATTTTTTCTTGCAGCAAAGAAAGCTGTTGGCGTAAACTCACCAGATATTTCAGCGTTAAAACAAAACTATTACGAGTATTTTTACGGTAAAGCTGGTACTGGTGGTGAAGAAAAGGATGCTGGTGCTCCAGTCGCAACACCACCAGCTGATGGAGATTCTACACCAAGACCATCAGAAGAATCTGTTCGTTCAGGTGCAGACAATAATGGATTTAGAGATCCAAATAGTAAGTATCCGTTAAAGGGATATATTGGCGAACCAGACACAAATCGTTTAGCACGTGGCATTATTGAAGGTACAGTTGTTAAGAAAAAAGACGCTGTGCGAGTTCGTGCTGTTCCTCGTGCATTAGATCTTGGTCCATGGGATCAACCTGAAGCACCATATGGAGCAAAGTATCCATTTAATAAAGTGTTTGAAACTGAGTCTGGACATATTCAAGAGTTTGATGATACTCCAGGACAAGAACGTATTCATACATATCATCGCTCTGGTACATTCCACGAGATTGATACCAATGGAACACAAGTAAACTATATCGTTGGTGATAACTTTGTTCTTATGGAAAAGAACGGATGCATCAGCGTAAGAGGTGAGTGTAATATTACCGTTGATGGTAATACGAACATTTATGCAAGAACTGATGCGAACATTCAAGTGGATCAAAATGCAACTATTAAAGTTGGTAACAATTTAGACATTGGTGTTGGCACTGACGTTACCATGGCAATCGGTGGAGACTTTAAAGTTAAAGTCGCTGGTGACTATTCTATAGATGCTGCAACTATCAGTACTAAATCACAAGGTGGTTTAACTACACAAGCAGTCGGTGCTATGAACATCAAAGGTTCTACAATCAATCAAGAATCTGAAGGTGCTATGAACATCAAAGGTTCTACAATCAATCAAGAAGCTGCAGGCGAGGCAAATTATCTATCTGGTGGTATAACCAATATGGATTATTCACAAGGGCAGTTCGGTAATGGTGCTGCTGGTGCAGATGGTGCACAAGATGTTGCTGACGTACCATTAACTCCTCCAGCAGCAACTGTTGGTTTAAGTCCAGTTGTTCCTTTTGCAATTCCACCAGAACGTGAGTTTGAAGAAAAGACAACTGCTGAAACACCAGATGATTTTGAAACACCTGAAGGTCGTGCTGCATCTGCACAACAAGCTAGAACAGAGGGTGTGGTTGGCGCACTGCCACCTGTTGCTACTGAAGAAGCACCTGCTCCAAGTGGTGGATCTAAAACTGAAATTCCTGTCAGTTGTGATATTATTTACGCAAGAAAAGAGTTCTCCAACGATTTTAGAATGTCTAAGAACTTTACCCTTGGTATGTTAATTGATGGTGGTGTTGGTGGTCAGCATCGTCTTGTAGACCAGATGCTAAAAGAATCTAAGTCTTCACCAGAACGTATTTACACAGTTCAAGAAATTGTATGTAACCTTGCTCAGACAGCACAAAACATTCTTGAACCGATGTTAGAAATTCTTCCAGGTGGTATCGGTGGATATAAAACTCAGTGGAAGATTAACTCTGGTTATCGCTTGAAAGGTGTTGTTAAAAATGAATCACCAACATCAGATCACTGTAAAGGACATGCTATTGATATTGGTATTATGTTGCCAAACAAGTCAACATCTACATATGATATTATTCAAAAGATGGAAAAAAGTATTCCTTATGATCAACTAATTTTAGAGTATCGTTATCCAGGATCTGTTTGGATTCACGTTTCTTATAAAGCAAAGGGATCACGTAAAATGGCATTTACTATGGTTAATGATTCAACGTATAAACGTAATACATCAGGTGTTCCATCTGGATTTGTATTAGTCGAAAACATTCCACCTAAGAGCGCATAATTATGCCAGCAGTAAGTAGAATCGGAGATATGAGTACAGGGCACGGATGTTTTCCTCCGACTGCCTTAACATCTACACCAGTCTCTAAAACCTTTTTTAATGGTAAACTAGCTTCTGTTGTTGATAGCGGATGCCTTCACGCACCTCATACCTGCGGTAGAGTAACACATGCTGGTGCTACTAGATCTCCTTCTGCTGGAGCTAGTAAAACCTATATTGAGGGTAAATTGGCTGCAAGAATTGGCGATAGTATTGCCTGTGGCGATGCAATTGCTCAAGGCTCTCCCAACTCTTTTATAGAATAACCTAAATAAGAATATGGCAAGAAATACAAGACTTTTCTCAGATATAGACCTAAATTTCACTAAACATCCAGTGACTAGGGATATAACTCGCAGATATGACGAGAATGCTATTAAAGCATCAATTAAAAACCTTATATTGACCAGAAATTTTGAGAGACCATTTCATAGTGAAATTGGTTCTCCTATTCGATCATTAATGTTTGAACTTCCTGGACCAATGTTTGATGTTATGCTTCAACGTGCTATTATTGATCTTGTCAATAACTTTGAACCAAGAGTTGAAATTATAGACGTTAGAGTAAATGATGCGTCAGATCTAAATGCAGTTTATGTTACATTAGAATTTAAAATAGTCAATACCGAGAGACCCTTCACTCTCGATCTAGCACTAGAGAGAACACGATAAATGTCAATCAATAATAAAAGAATAACAGTTTCAGATTTAGACTTTGATACAATCAAAGCTAACTTAAAGACATTCCTACAGGGACAATCAGAGTTTTCTGATTATGACTTTGAAGGATCTGGTCTTTCAGTTTTACTAGATGTGCTTGCTTATAATACTCACTACAATGCTCTTTATACTAACTTAGCTGTAAATGAAGGTTTCTTGGACTCTGCCAGTAAACGTGCCTCTGTAGTTTCTTTAGCAAAAATGCTTGGATATGTCCCACGTTCTGCTAAGTGTTCATTTGCTTTAGTAAATGCCACTATTACTTTACCAACAGCTACTCCTGGAACAGTAACCTTACCTGCCAACCAACCATTTAATACTTCTATTGATGGTAATTCTTATACATTCTATAATAGATCTGCAGTCACTGTTGCTAGAAATACTGCAGGTAATTATACTTTTCCAAATCTACAGATTGTAGAAGGAACTCCACTTCAATTCAAATATACTGTTGCTGCTGGTGTTCGTTATGTTATCCCTAATGCAAATATGGACATCGATACATTAACAGTCCGTGTTCAGGAAACTGCCAACTCAGATTTATTCCAAGTTTATACTCGTGCTGAATCATTAACGCAAGCAACATCAACTACTAAAGTTTATTTTATTAAAGAAATCGATGATGGTTTATATGAAATTAGTTTTGGAAATGGTGTTATTGGTACACAGTTAGCAAACGGTAATGTTATCACTTTTGATTATTTCGTTTCAAATTTAGAAGAACCAAATACAGCCAGCAATTTTGTTTACGGTGGTGTTAATTTATTGGGTAGTACTTTATCAGTCACAACTGTCGCTCGAGCATCAGGTGGTGCTGCCTCAGAAGGTATCGACTCTATTAAATTTAATGCGCCAAGAATGTATGCTGCACAGAATCGTGCCGTGACACCAGATGATTACAAATCGATTATTTTAAGTGAGTTTCCACAAGCTGCATCAGTAGCAGTTTGGGGTGGTGAAGATAATGACCCACCTATTTACGGTAAAACTTTTATCTGTGTTAAACCTAAAGACGCAAGTAAATTAACAAATTTACAAAAAGAATTTGTGACTAATAACATTTTAGATCAAAAAAATATCGTCTCTATAACTCCAGAAATTATTGATCCAGAATATTTTAATATTAAGGTAACTTGTTTTGTATATTACAATCCAAGAGAAACTACAAAGACACCAACACAAATTGAAACTATTGTTAAGAACGCTATCTTAAATTATAATGCAACAGAGCTAGAAAGATTTGATGGTGTTCTGAGGTTCTCTAAACTATCAAGAATTATTGACTCTTCCGACCCAGCAATTACTAATAATACATCTCGTATTATGGTGCGTCGTCAATTTTCTCCTGTATTTAATATTAGTTCAGAATACAAACTAAATCTGATTAATCCAATTTCTCAAGATGGTGGTAAACAAGGTGATGTGTTTGCAAGCACTGGATTTTTTATTCCAAATAGCACACGTGTGCATTATCTTGATGATGATTCTGTTGGTAATGTACGTTTATATTATAATGGTCCAGAAGGTACTATTGCTGATAGGGTTATTGTAGACCCATCAATTGGTACTATTGAATATGAGGCAGGACGTGTGGTTGTTCGTAACCTAACTATTACTGCTCTTGATGACGTCATTTTTGAGATGCAAGTTAAACCAGAATCATATGACGTTGTTTCTGCATTAAATCAAATCGTTCAGATTGATCCAACATTACTAAGAGTTGAAGCAATTGCTGATCAAACAGCTAATGGCGATCTACGTGCAGGTTACAACTACGACTTCCAATCAATTAGATCATAATGTCAAGAACTAATCTTTCTACTGTCGTTTCAAGACAACTCCCTGAACATATCAGGGAGGATTACCCAACATTCGTTGCTTTCGTAGAAGCATACTATGAGTATCTTCAAGCACAAGGTGTTGACTTTAGTACATTCAGAGATATTGATAAAACTCTTGATTCTTTCGTAGATCAGTTTAAAAAAGAACTTGCGTATAATTTACCAAATATTACTGAAGATGAAAGATTTTTATTACAAAATGTAAAGGATCAATATCTCTCAAAGGGATCCCAAGGTTCTTATAAACTACTATTCAGATTGCTGTTTGGTAAAGAAGTTGAGTTGGTATATCCAGGTCGTTCAATGCTACGTGCTTCAGATGGTCGATGGAACCAAGAAATTTCTTTATTTGCAAAAATAGATTACGGTAACGCAGATGATGTGGTTGGTAAACTTGTAGATATACAAACAGCAACAAAACTTATTCGTGTTCTTGTTGATAGACGTCAAGATATTATTGGTGAAGTAGATCGTATTGTTCTTATCGATCCTAACCAACAAGTTTATGAATTCTTTTTAGATAAACGATTCTTTGGTAATGTAAATCCAGGAGATAAGATTAAGTATCGTGATGAATTTCAAGCTACTATTCTTCCAGCCACTAAAAAATTAAATATTGTACAACAAGGTAAAAACTTCCGTATAGGACAAGTTTTTGAATTAAGATCAGGTAATGGTACTGGTGCGTTACTAAAGGTTACTGCAGTTACATCTGATGGTGGTATTAAATATGCAGAACTTATTAAATTTGGTATTGGTTATACTGCAGACTTTGCAGTTAGTATATTGGCTAAAAATACCGCAGGATCAAACTTTAGTATAGCACCTACCACTACAACAACACTTCAGCTATTAACTTATACCGCTGCTGGAACTGGAACTGTATCAGCAAGTGATTCTAGCCTTACTGTTACTGGCTCTGGAACTAATTTTGGTCAAGCTGGTGGTCCAATAGTAGGCGATCAGCTTTGGTCTACAAATAATCCAGCTAAACTAATTGGTGTTATAAAATCTATAGCAAGCACAACATCATTAACACTACACGCTTTGCCATCTAGCTATCTAAATGGTATTACTGGAACTTATACAGGTTCATTTACATTTAGAAATAATAGAAACGTCGGTACTCCTTTAGCACCGAGTGGTGTGCAGGCATACAGTTTTGATGTTGGTATAACAGAAAGAACTTTAGGGTTTGATGAACAAGGTTACATTAATGCTGCAGACTATGTTACGCATGAATATGTAGATGGTACTTACGCAGGAAGTTTAATTAGAGAATTTTCTTTAGGTTATAAAAACGCACAGCAGGCATCAGATGAGCCAGCAATTGTTGAATTGGATTTAGGTGCTCTAGTTAAATATCCAGGCTTTTTTGAAACTAATAATGGCTTTTTAGATGATGCTATTTTTATTCAAGATAGTAGATATTATCAGGCATTCTCATATGTTTTAAGGATTGACGAGCGACTAGCATCTTATAGTTCTGCAGTTAAAACTATGTTACACCCTGCTGGTATGGCATTATTTGGTGAGTTTAACATTACTAATAATTATGATTTAAGTGTGGCTCTTGAGTCTATTGTTAAATCTTTGGGTATTGGTGTTGAAGATTTAATTGATAACATTACAGATCGTAGCACCTTTTTGTTCACTAAATCTTTAACTAGTCAATTAAATACTCCAAATGATAGTAATATAACACAGAGATTCTCAAAAAGATTAGATACTTCTCTTGCTACACCAACAGACATTGCTGCAAAAGTTTTCACTAAATCTGCGAATACTGATACCTTTACACCTGTAGATAGTGTAACTAACAAAACTTTCGGTAAGAGGTTATCTACTTCATACACAGGTATGACAGATGCCATAAATAACTTTGTTATTGATAAGTCATTAACAGACAATCCTATTGTAACGGAGGTGTTTCGTTTTACAATGGATAAATATCTGTTTACACAAGCTGCTCCTGATATTTTGCCACCACAAGATCATCAAGGGTATTTACAATTGAATTCATATTTCGGGCAAGATTACGTCGTATTCGCAGACGAATATTCAGTGGGTTCAAGACAATCCACGTTTAACACTCTATAAATCAACAAGGAGATTTTATGAACTTACAAAAAGTTACTGAAGAATTAAAAGCCACTGGTCTAGTTAAGATCGTTCACACTAATGCAGCTGGAGAGATCGTTAAGGAATTTCAAGTTCCTAACTTAGTAGTTAATGCTGGTAAACAACATATTGCTGCTAAAATTGCAGCAACTAGCAACACCCCTCCAGCCATGACTCATATGGGTATTGGTACTGGAACTAATACTCCAGGTCCAGACGATACTGCATTGATATCTCAAACTACTCGTGCATCACTAGCTGGTGCTGTAGTTTCTGCAAATACTATTACCTACACTGCTACATTCCCAGCAGGTACTGGTGATGGTGCTATCACTGAAGCAGGTATTTTTAATGCACTTACTTCTGGTGCCATGCTTTGCCGTACCACTTTCCCAGTTGTCACTAAAGGTTCTGGTGATACTATTGCTGTTACTTGGGTAGTTACTGTAAGTTAATTTTTTAGGCTCAGGATTCTAAATGGCAAACGTCACTGGAACTTCATCGTTAATTAAAACTATTCTGCATAAATCTTTGGCAGAGGGTGTATATCGAGATATAGTAACTAGAAGTTCAAACTATTACTATTTTCTCGGTAAAACTCTAGCTTGGGGCGATGAACTTAATCCTCCTTATCCTGTAGATAGTTATGCATATGAAAGATTAGTTCGTTCAGATATTATAACATTAAAACAAATTAATCCAACAGACGTTTCTTTTGTTATTCCTAGAACAAATTGGATATCTGGTGAAATATATGACATGTATGACGATGAATACTCAAATCAAATCGTCGGCTTTGATATAATTTCTGGTGGAACATCATATACATCACTTCCTACAATTAGTATAACAGGAGGTGGTGGTTTTGGTGCTGCAGCGACTCCTGTATTATTTGATGGACAACTTGTCGATATAGACATAGTTTCCAAAGGAGAAGGATACACGTCTCAACCAACAGTGACACTTACTGGTGGTGGAGGAGTTGGTGCAAACGTAAGAGCAATTGTTAACCTAGCATTCTCTGGAGCAAATAAGTTAGAAGACTCTGTATTTTATGTTATGACAGAAGACTTTAACGTCTATAAATGTCTTGACAATAATAATAATTCACGTTCTACTATTAAGCCACTAGGTTCTTCTATTAATCCAATTGAAACTTCAGATGGATATCGTTGGAAGTTTATGTATAATGTGCCAATTAACCTAAGAAGTAAATTTTTATCTGATCTACAAATTCCAGTTGTATCAGCTTTAACTAATCAATTTTATTCAAATGGTACTTTAGATAACATTATTATTAATAATAAAGGTGCTGGTTATACCTCAGCTAATATTAATGTTACTGGTGATGGATTTAGAATAGAAGATCCTACTTTTCTAACAGGTGTTGTTGTTAGTGTTGGTGGAACTGGATATACTTCACCAACATTAAATATTGGTAATCCAGTTTCCTCTTCTTCTGCTTTCGTTAGTGGTGCTAGTGTATTTTTAGGACAAAATATTTACAGTACAAATTTTGACTTTTATGAAGTTGTGACTCCTGGAACATTATCAGCAAGTGCACCTACACATAGATTTGGTACTGTTCAAAATGGCACTACTGGATTAAAATATGTT